TGAAATACGCCACGAAGATGGCGATCAAGGCCATGGGCCGGATGTTCTTGGACAGCCAAGAGTCGGACCCCATGTCGGATTTCCAACGGTCGGTGACGTTGTTCTGCTCAGTCTCAAACAGTTTAGTGTCGTTGGCCATCTTGGCCAGCTCACCGTCCTGCGCCATTTTGGCCAAGTCCATCTGGGCTTTGGCTTTGGCTTCAGGGTCCGGGATCAGTTTGTCGATGAGCTTGCCGCCCACCTCCAGCAGTGCAGTCAGTGGAAACATCTCAAGCCCCTTTCGATGTGGTGATCGTATCCTCACCCTTGGAGACCGTAACCTTCTCGCCCTCCACCGTGACTTTCATGGGCTGCTCTTTGCGGTCCAGCTTGTCCAGCTTCTCGATCAGGTTCTTGATGACCTCAAACTCAGGCTTTTCTTGCTTGGGGTTGGCCCCAGCAATACCATTGAGCATGGCAATCAACGCAGTTAGGGCGGCGGAAACCAAGCCGATTACAGCGGCAATCTTTGACTCTTCCAGCATCAGGCTTGCGCCCACACCAACGCACACAATGGCTGTGATGTAGGCCAGACCGTGTTTGCCAATGGCTTTGCCAGCGACTTCCTTGGCCGTGCTTTGGGCTTCGAGCCGGTTGAGTTCGGCCCGTGCCTGCGCTTTCATCAGCGCAATTTCTTGATGTAGCTCGGTCATGGCTGCTCAGGTGTTGAAGGGGTGATGACGCCCGAAGTCCCCACAGTAGGAGGCACCACTCTCATGGTCTGCTCAGTCCAATAAGCGATTGGGGCATACATGGAAACAACAGCCTCCAGAGACTCGCCCTCAAATGGGAGCCGCGCACCGATGTGCATGGTCTGGTGCCCTTCGGCCGTGTAAACGACTTCCATGCAACGAGTTTGCTCGTCGACAGCGATGATGTTGTAGGTGTATGTGATGGTCATGTGATTGGTCCTAAACGAGTGCCCGTGGCGACCCACGTGATGTTTGCGTTGCCTGAAATTGCGTTTCCTGCAGCCCCGCCGGAAGCGCCGAAAGTGTACGTTGTAGCGTACCCCACAGGGGTAGTTACGCCTGTAGCGCCAGCCGTGCCGTACCCGCCACCAGAGCCGCCCGCGCCGCCGCCGTAATACGGAGCAGAGTACAGGCCGCCAGCGCCACCACCGCCTGCTGCGCTAATTGTTCCCGCGCCACCCGGGCTGCCGGGGTATGGGGTGCCATAAGTCACAACTCCACCAGCGCCGCCAGAACTTACGCCAGCGCCGCCGCCGCCACCGCCGCCGCCGCAGCCGTAGGCGTTGTACAGGTTCGCTGCACCGCCGCCACCGCCGCCACCGCCACCGCCACCAATCGTGCCGTTGTTGGTCACGCTCAAAGCAACCGAAACAGAAAGCGCTGTGCCACCAGCACCACCAGCAACCCCGTTGGTGCCCGAGTTGTAGTTAGACAGACTTCCGCCACCGCCGCCGTTACCGCCTCGGCCATACACCAAGCCGTTGTTGATGAGCGATACGCCACTCGGGAAAGAGCCGCTGATGGTGAGTGCGGGTGTGGCCGTACTTGTGCTGCTGATGGTGACGCCAGCGTTGATTGTGGCGATCAGATTGCTGCTGCCATCCCAGCCATTTGCCAGCGCATAGGTGCGCAAGTTCAGGTTCGACTGGTTTGTGCTTACCGTCAAACGAAAAGACACGGGAGAGCCGAACCCAAACCCCCGTGCGCTGGCAGTGGCCCGTGTGGCTAAAATCGGCATGGTCTATCCTTAAGCAAACTTCACCTGAGAAGCCAGCACCACATAGGTTGGGGTTGCGGCGGTCTTGGTGACGGTAAAAGAGTAGACGTCGATGCTGTTGGCGTTACCGCCTGTTGGGGCTGTGCCGCCCTGCCACTTTGGTGTCACGGTCGAGCCGTCAATCTGGATCACGTTGGGGTAGTACGGAGTGGCACCGTTTGTCACCATTAGCACCAACGTCACAGACTCGCCAACATCCAACAAACTGGACAGCGTTGTCGCGTTGTTGCCGCGAATGTTCAACGTGAAGTTGACGGTCGCGTTGCTGGTGTAGTACTGAATCGACTGCGTGACGTAGTCGTAGTTGGTCGTGGCCGTAGGAGCCGCTGCCGTGATGGTGGTGGTCTCGGGGATGGACAGCACGCCACTGAGCGTGCCGGAGCCGTTTACTTCAATGGTCATGCGAGTTGCTCCTCAGTTGGACGGGGCAGTGTTGGGTGTTCCCATGCAGCGATGTAATCACCCTTTCCGTCAGAATCGTTCTGGAGCCGGATGATGGTCATGAAGTCACGGTCTGTGACTTCAGGGTACAGGGCTTTGATGCGTTCGTACAGGGTCATGTTGCGCTCCTAATTAAGGCACCGCTAAATCCAGAAAGTTGTGTCCCCGCATAACTGGTGGTCGAAGTTCCAACTCCTTGGTAAAAGTAAACCTCCACGTAATCAGTTGAGCCATTCATGTAGACAACTGCACTACCAGAGGAAATGTACCCAATTAAATCCGAGCCACCTTTGATGGCAACGCCGTTTTTGTACAGCGAAGAAAATTTTTCAGCTTGCGTACCTGCTCCCGCAAGCCAGTTGAACTGGTAGTACCCCGCTACAGTCGGCGTAAACCTTGAGGTAGAGGTGTCGTAGTTTGAGTTTGTGTCAAAGTCTTCCGCTTGAAACAAAATCTTTGTAAAAGTGGCGTTTGCAACAACTGTTCCTGTGGACGAGTAAGCACTAAACGCAGGACCATTCACCGGCACACCCGGCGTCGCAGTGGTCAGGATCGTGCCTGTAGCGTCAGGCAAATTCAGTGTACGGTCGGTGTTGCTGTTGGGGCTGGCGATGGTGAATGTGCCAGTGCCGCTGGCGTTTCCAGAGAGGGCTACTTTGCTCATGGTTGTGTTCCTTGTTCGTCAGCAGGCTCTGGCGTGTTCCCAGCCTCAAGCCATTTCAGGTATTCCTGATAGTCGGTGTTGGCGGGGTCAAAGGGGATGAAGGCGTTGTCTGCGATGCGCTGCACCTGATTTTGGAAGCGGGTGAGTTTATACATTTAAAGCTCCGAGGAAAGAGTAATAAAGGTAGATGCGCTGCTGGATGAAAACTGGCCTTGGCCAATTACTGTCCCGATTGCAAAAATACTAACAGCACTTGGTGATGTCGCAGATAAAGTCGGTTGCGCCACGTTTGAAACAGCCCAAGTTCCAACCACTGCTCCAGTGGGAGACGCTCGCATAGTTGGAAAGGTGATGGGGAAAGATAAAAACCCTGAACTTGTGATGTAGCCGCAGCCATATATTTCACCTGCTACACCCCCCAACTTCTGAAAATACCGCTGACACATCATCAACTCACGCCCGTAGTCCCTGCGCTCAAACGGCGAGGCTACTGTGCCTGCTTCAAGTTGGACTCCGGTGATCTGCCATGTCGCACCCGTGGTTGCAACGAGGTTCACAGTGCCAGCAATAACGCCAACACTGGAGCCGGGGCTTGATGTGGTCTGCCAGCCAGTTGTGACCGTGCGAGATGCGCCTGCGCCGCCAAGCCCCCAATTAACTTGAATACCCACGCCGTTATTTGTCAGCCAAGTGCCACTTGTGTCGCCGGGCACAACAACTGTCTTTTGCTCCCATGTGTTGGCTGCATTGATTGTGTACGTAGCGCCGTATGCACGAACAGTTCCGCTGTTAACCAAAACGATAGGGAACGAGCCTGTGACGCTCGACTTCACCCAAAACGACAACGTGACCGTCTGTGCGTTTGCGCTGCCCCAGCCTAAGTCAGAGACATTTAATCCCTCGATTGGTTGAGCTACAAAAGACAACTGTGTGCCGCTTGGGGTAGCACCAGTGGGAACTGTCACTCTAAGCGAGTTCACAAATCCAGCAGGTGCGTCCGTAGTTTGTTGCAAGGTAAATGCAACTCCACTACTCGGACGTGCGCCGCCAAAACGATCAACCGAGTATTCAACATTGCCGCTATTGCTTGGGCTAAAACTCGCCCCAGCATTCCTCTGGTCAATCCGCATGTCACCGTTGATGGTGCGATTGCGGAAGCCCATGGACGATGCGTCCGGGTAAACCAGCCCATTCAGTTTGGAATCCACATCTGGCGATGTAATCCCGTTTGTTCCGTCAAGGACAATCGTCATGTTCTTCTCCGATCAAATCACTACCCAGCGTGAGCCGCTGGAAACTGTTACCGTCACGCCCGAGTCGATGCTGATCGGGCCTGTGCTCATGGCGTTGCGCGTAGAAGGGATCGTGTAGTTCACCGTCACGTTCTGGCTGTTCTCCACGAATACCTCGTCTGCTCCGCCGCCAGTGGCCCCACCACCCACCGCCTTCCACACCGAACCGTTGTAGCCCTCCCAGCTTGTGGTCGTGGTATTGAACCGGAAGTAGCCCCCCGCAGGAGCGGCGTCGCGCTGCGCAGTAGTTCCTGCAGGCGTAACCAAAGAGCCGGTGCTTGTCGTCTGTCGTCCCAGACCCAGCCATGTGGTGCCGTTGTAGCTCTCAAAGCTGCCTGTCCCTGCATTGAACCGCAGGTAGCCCAAGTCCAGCCATGTCGCGCCGTTGTAGCCCTCGAACGAGCCTGTTGTGGAGTTGAACCGGAAGTAGCCACTGGCAGGAGAGCCATCACGCTGTGCCGTTGTGCCTGTTGCGGTGATATTTGAGCCCGTTGGGCTGGTCTGCAAGTTGGTGTTCTGGTACGCAAAGTTGGTGCCGTCAGACCAGATGGCCACCGTCCGACCCGCAGGGATCAGCGCCCCCGTACCGGCTGCCGTGGTGTTGCCCAGAACCGTGGAGTTATAGACCGTGGCGGGGTAGGCGCTGGCGTTGTAGACCACATACAGCTTCTCCACCGGGGGTGCGTACACAGCAAAAGCCGCTGTCGTGGTTGTGGTCAGAGCCAGCACCATGTTGCGCGACTGATCGGGCAAACCGTCCAGTGCAGTCAGAGCCTGCGCGGCCGAAGTGATGGACACCGAGGTGTAACCCGCAATGGCAGACTCCACCAACGTGCCGAGGTTGGTGTTGGTGGTTGTGCCCCACACGCCTGCCTGATCGCCCGTGGCAATCAGCTCAATGCGAAGGGATGGAGAATATGTGCTCATGAGTGTTCACCTTGTGTGGATTGTGCCCGTAAACCCATCAAACTACAACCCAGCGGGAGCCAGACGGCACCGTGACCGTGATCCCGGAATTGATGGTGACAGGCCCTGCGCTCATGGCGTTGTTGCCTGCGTTGATGGTTGAGCTTTGGGAGATCGTGGCAGAGTTTTCCACATAACCCATGCCGCCAATGACGGCCCGCTCCGCTGGGTAGGCGACGAACACGTCTTTGCTACCTGCGGCAAAGTTCACCAGCGAGCCTGAGTTGGACGACTCCAGTACCGTGTCCCGGGAGAGTGTTGTACCCGAGGCGGTGTACGTACCGATGCCCACTTCCCATGTGCCGTTGACGGTGTCTGTGATGGTGTAGTAGGTGGTGTTGCCGTCCCCGATGACGGAGAACGCCTGAAAGCCAGCGGCTGCCGCGCCGAGCGTGATGGTGCCCGTCCCAGTCGTTGTGGTGCTGGATTTGACGCGGTCTTTGACGACGAGGGCCATGTTTTGTCCTTACGGTGATGTCTTGATGATCTGCCAGCCGGGGTCTTCGGCCGTGTTGACCACCTGCCATGTGGTGCCCGTATCAGTCACGACATTTTGCCATGCTGTGGTCTGGCTGTCATTGATGATTTCCCACAGCAGCTTACCCAGCACGCTGTCCGCCGCCACGCCGTGCTCCGCCAGAACTGCCACAAAAACTGCCCGCGAACGGTTCAGGTCATCTACCTGCGCAGACTCGTCAACGCTTACCGCCCAGTCAACCGCCAAGTAGGTCTCATCCGCAACCGCAGAAGCCTCAACCACATTGGCCAGCACGATGAAATTGGCGCTCAACGCATCCGCGCCCAAGGCACCCTCAATGACGCTGCACAGCGTGGCCTTCAGGGAGTCAATCTGGTCGGCAACAACGGAGCTTTCGGCAACTAGCGGAGCAAAGTCGGCCAGAGCAGAAATCGCATCCTGAACTGAGCCGCCATCAAAAACCTGAACTGCGTGCCCTTGGGCGGCGCTGATGGCACCAAGGCCCGAGCCAGCCTCGTGGACGGCAACACCAAAGTCCACATTGCCTAGCAGTGTGTCAAGCCCCGCAGCGCTCTCAAACACAGAGGCCCGAACGCTCACCCGAGCCGATGTCTGATCCAGCCCGGAGGCCGTATCCGTGACCAGCGTTACAAAGACAACCCGGGTGGCTGTGGTGTCCGTCCCTGCGGCCGTCTCAGAGACTGAGCTGCGAAAGACGGTGTTCGCAAACGAGGCATCCGCTGCCGTCCCACTTTCGTAGACGGCGACCAAATACACGTTGCCGCTCAGGGCGGCAAACGGTGCAGTAGCGAACGGAGAGCCTGCAAACACATGACCTCTTACGCGGCGTCGAGGCTGAATTGGTAGGTGACGTTCAATGTGTCGCCAGACACCACAGCGCGATCGCCGGGGGCTTGGAAATCCGCAGCAGAGAACAGGATGCCTGTTGTGCCGCCTTTGGTGTTGTCGCTGGTCAGGAAGGCCCCACCCACAGTGGCTGTGCCGTTGACGCTGTACACCGCCACGGACAAAGCGTTGCTGATAACCGAAGGATCAGCCGTGGTAGCCGTACCAAAAATGGCTTGCGGGCGGGTGGCCTGCGAGTAAGCAGTCACCTCTGTCCAGCCAGCGTGCGAAGACATGGTGTCCCCGGCAGCGGGGTTGTTGGAAGCGGCAGCGCCGTACAAACCAATGTACCAAGCGGCTGTATAGCCGGAGCCCGAGAAGTACTTCTCGTTCATGTCCTTGAGGCCGACGTTGACCACGAGGTTGTGCTCGGTGTGCTCCCACTTGAGCTGGCCGTCTTTGTCGAAACACTGAACGGTGAACGCGCCACCGGCTTTGACTTTTTCGCTGTTCATGTCGAACCCCTTTATGAAATACGGATCAGCGCACTGGTCGCTGTGTTGGCGGGCATCTGCACCGTGAAGATTGTGGTGGCCGTTTTGTCCGACCCAAAGTCCAGCACCGCAATGGCTTTGTTGCTCTTGCTGGCATTGTAAATGAGCGCCCCACGAGCTGTGAAGCTGGCAGGGTCCCATGTCGGATCGGCAAAGTCCACGTAGGCCGTGGTGCCCGAAGTGAGCACCGTCACGCCTGTCAGTGTCTTGCCGCCAGCCACGTAGCCTGTGCCGGACGTCTCGCCTGTTGCGGTGTACACCGTGGTGCCCGCGCCCAGATCAGCCGTGGCCAAGAACAGCGCCATCTTGATGTCGTCGGTTTCAAGATCGTGCACGCCCAGCAGGATGTCCTGCTTGAAGCTTGTGGTGAGTGTTTGGTCAAAAGCCATATCAGTTCACCGGTTGTCTGTATTGGCCAGAGCGGTATGCGTCCTGCCGCTCCATGCCGTCGCCCAGTCGTTTGGCCAAAGCCAGAGCCTCTGTGTACTTAGTGTTGTACAGGGCGACCATGTCAGCCTCGCCCTTCATGAAGGTGATTGCCTCCACCAAGGAGCCGTACAGCAGCACGGAGTCGAAGTTGTCGCCCAGCCATGTCTGGCCAGAAGCGGCAACAGAGATGGACTCTGGCATGTAATAGAAATGCAGCTCCACCGTGTACCCCAAATCAGGTGTTGGACCCAAGATGAAGGACAGCTCGTTCGTGATAACCGGTGGTGTGTTGTTGGTCGTGGTCGGACCAAACAGGGCGTAGTACTTCGGCAGCCCGGTGCTCGTTGGCGTGGGGTACGCCTGCCGGATGAAGTTGACGTCCTTGTTGAGCAGGTACTCGTACGCACCAGTGGCGTCAATGACAGCCAAGGAATACACCGCCAAGAAGTCTCCCGGGGCCGACAGGTACTTGTTGTTCGCCGTCAGCGTGCCGGTCATGTTCTTGCGGAGAGACGGGAACTGCACCGTGTTGTAGATGCGCTGCTCGGCCTGCCGCACAAACACTGGGATGTTGGCAACAAAGTCTTGCTCGAAGTTCTGCGTGTAGTCGCAGATTGCAGCGGTCAACTGGGTGTAGTTCATCCGTTACCTCACGCCATGGGGCCGCGAGCCATCACGCCTTTGGTGGCCGCGCCAGTGCCACGGATTTTGATGCCCGAGGTCTTGGTTGGCTTGTACTCATTGCTGTGGTTGTTGGCCACGGACACGTTGGTGTCTTTCATGGCCTTCATCGCGCCGGTCTTGGCCAGCACCGCCTGTGTTGGGGCGGCTTTGATTTTGGAGGATGTTGCCATATCAGGCTCCTTTGCGGCCGGGGGACTTCTGGTTGGCCACCTTGGCCAAGTTGCGGCCCATCTTCAGCATGTCGCTGTTGGTCTTGCCACCAGCGCGGAGCTTGGTAGGCTTTTGGCCGGGGTGCATGTTGCTCTCGTGCTTGCGAACTGCGGTCTTTGCATCCATGATGGACTCCTTATGATGTTGCGATTGTCACTTGGCCGACTTCCGCAGTCAACACCAAGTAGTTGGGGGTCAGGCCGTCATCGTACGCCCGCGCCCCGCCCACGGGGTTCCAGCCCCACTGGATGTCTCGGGAACCGCCTGTCGGATAGCCTGCTGCGTTGGGTCCGGCCGTCACGTAAGTGGTGTCCCTGCGTGGGTTGCGCACCGCCTGCGGGTCATCCACCGGGTACATGCCGAGCTGAAGCTGTGGGTGATCTGGGTCCCAGCACGCGTCGCAGACCAAGAGGTTGTAGGTCTTGGTCTTGATGATCTCTTTGCGCAGCTCCGTGAGCTTGAAGCGGAAACCACAACGATCGCACTGGGCGATCGAGTTCTTGGCGCTGGCAAACCGATTGCCCATTTATGTTCCGCTCCCGATGTACTGGCGACGCGGCACAAACCGCACGGCTGCCTTCTCGCGGTCTTCACTGGAAGCAAGGTCCCAAGCCTCATCGTACTGCGCCTTGAGGACGCCCAGCCGCTCCGTGCCCCCGGGCACTTTCAGCGCCAGATAGTAGGCCAAGCCTGCCACCATACAGGGGATGAACCGGAAGGGCATGTCCATCGTGTTCACGCCGTCACCGGCATTTTGGATGCGCTTCATGCGCCAGTACACAAAGGTGTAGGGCTGGCTGTCATCAGGAACAGGCCACACGGTGATCCGTGGCGTGTTCAACCGCTCAATCCAAACCTGAATGGGCCGGGCCTGCTGCAGCTTGTTGGGGATGGTGGCGTAAGTAGAAACACTGATACGCGTGATGGTCAGGTCTGCCTGTGTCGACGCGCTTCCCGCACCGGTGCGGATCACGTGTTCCAGCAAATCGACTGTGTCGGCCGGAAGGTCGTACGTGGCCGTGCCCGCCACCAATGGGATCGAGCCTTGCTCGAACGTCCACATGTTGATGCCACGGTTGGCCCAGTCAGCAAACATCAGGTTCAGCGACCTGCGAGCTGTGCGCAGGTCGTAGCCTGTGCGCATTTCCCCACCCACGCGCTCGAACGCCTCCTCGACGATTTCTGCTAAATCGAGGTTGAAGTTTGCTACGCCGGATGTTGCCATTATCTGAACCCTGCTGTTTTCTTTGCGATGGTCTTGGGCTGCGCCACAAACTGCTTGCCAGCCTTCTTACCGGCTCGCTTGGCTCTGGTTGTCGCAGCGTACTCGGCCGGTGACAACGATTTTATGGCAGCCTCGGGCAAATACCGCTCCCCCGTCTTTGACGACGGCTTGCCGGACTTGGTGCGCCATTTCTGGTCGGTCCAGTCCTTGAGCGATTTTTGCGAGGCTTTCATCAGATCATCCGACCTTTGGTCAGTCCGCGCTGGGCAATACCGTCACCGCGACGCTTGGCAGTCACTTTGCCGCCTTTTTTCATGCCTCGGGCTTCACGTTGCATTTCGGACTCTGCCTCTCGCCGAACAGCCTCCCGTCCAGCTGCGCGTGCCCCCGACATGAGCGCGGGGTCTCCGTGCTCCATTGCATCTCTGCCGAGCTTGCCAGCCATTAAATTTTTTACGGTTCTTGCAGTGTCTGCAAGAACACCTTCGTCTTGCTGGTACCTGTCGCCAGACTGGGCTTTCAAAAACTCGCCTTGAGCACGAGCGCGTGTCAGTGCGCGGTCTGGGGCTTCGTTTGTTTCTGGTTGGTAGTACGGAGCACCGGGAGCAACGCGACCAACCGCCGCACGATCCTCATTTTTTGCTTTACGCACTGCGGCTTCCGCTCTGTTCTTGCGATTTTGACGGTCGTATAGTGTTTCGTAAGTCGGCATATTTTTCTCCACTCAATTCCTGTAACCGCCGCCAGCGGCCTTGTATTTCTTGGCCACGAGCTGCGCTTTACGGGCTGACCATTGACCAGCCTTGGTGCCCTGTGTTGCAGCCGACTTCACTTGGCTCACGATCTTCTTGCGAAGCTCAGGCTTGGTGTAGTTGCCGGCCGCGTTGACTTTGCCGCCTTCAGCGTATTGCGTGAAGTCGGCGTCGTCTCGACGAGCTTTGCGGACGCCCTTGGGCATTTTGTTGGGGGCAATCGCCCCCATTCCGCGACTAGCCATCATGTCAGATCAGCCGCAGGTTTTGCCGCCTCGGGCCATGGCAACCTGTTTGCCCTTGGTGTGGCCTTTGGTTACACAGCCGTCAGCGCGAGTTACGCCGCCCTTGGCCATCTTGGTCATCTTGGCTTCGGCCATCTCGTGCTTGACCATGGACTTGGGAGCGCCCTTCTTTTTCATGAAGCCGATTTCTTTGGCCATCATTGCTTTGGACTCTTTCATATCGC